ACATCCTGCACCGGATCCCACCATCCGGTGCGGACGGCGTTCTCCAGGATGGTTCCATCCTGGAGAACGAAGTGTACTTCACTCTTCTGGTATGGCGTCCGTACCAGAAGATTTTCGTCCGCCCGGAACACCCGGATGGTATCCGGGCGGACCATGATATCCCGGTAAATGATTACTATGGCGCCATCCGGGATCCAATCGCTGGATTCCGGATCTTTCACCAGTATGCGCCTACCCCCGGTGAAAACATCCTGAATCCTCCACCCCTGGTGGAGTCTAGTCTCCAGCTCCGCCCAGGGGCGGGGCGGGAAAGTGTGCTCTTGCCCATCATCCTGTCTGGTGTAGGCGGCGTGGATGTCATGCCGTCTACGCAGGAGCTCTCGCAGGAATGGGAACTCCTGAAGAAATGCTTCGTACTTGAACTGATCCATTTTCCCTCCTTTTCCCGGCGGGCACCGCCCGGCAGGTATTTGTATCTCCGCCCCTGCCCTGGCCGGGAGGCGGTTATTTGGAGGGCTTCTGCCCTGCCCGAAAACACCGGCGTGTGCCGGTATCTTCGGGCAGGGCGGCTAGCCCTGCTGCGCGGCCTTCCGGGCTTCCTCGGCCTGGACGGCCGCATCATAAAGCTTCTGGAGCCGGGCCTCCACGGCGGCCCGGCCGCCGAGCTCACGGACGGCGAACGCGCGATCTGCGGGGGAGGCCGGGTAGGCCTCCGCCCAGAAATCAGACCCGTCAGGGATGTAGCCCTCGACGGTATCCCCCGTGAACTTGTTGACGGAAACGAACGGATACAGAAGATCCGTTGTTTCCGTATCCGGGGCGCCTTCGCCCCAGACAATTGTTACGCCGGATTCGAAACGCCGTACGTAAAACTTCAAATTCATTTGTTCCTCCTTTCTCCCCTGCACTTACCCCCGGCAGGGTGGGTAAGATTTTCGGTTTTAATCCTGCACTTCTGCATCTATCGTGCGCTTTACCTGATATGTTAGATCGGCCACCGTTGTGGCCGGATCATCGAATGAGCGGAAATGACGGCCAGCGCCCACATCGTGTACCCAAACTTCGATGTGGGCGTTTTCACACCCCAGAATCTCCCGTGCCCATCTTTCCGGGATGGGCATGTCTAACTCCATGTACATGCTCGATCCAGGAGCACCACCCACAAACGGGACCAACTCAAGATATATGTGATTCTCCCCCTCTTCCTCCTCTTCGATGACCTCCAGCCGCAACCCGGCTTCGGATGCGGCTGAAACATAGTAATTTCCGTGCCCCACCCATGGCTTGTAGCCGAGAGCCGTGGCCACGGTATCGCAGACATAGTCTGCATACTCTTGTAACTCTTCCCCTTCCTCAAGAGGGCGGAAGGGTGGAAGCTCATCCAACTTCTCCTGCTCAACTAAATGCCCGTACCACTCACGGATGATTTCAGCCGCTTCTTCGCGTGAGGAAGCCTCACGCGACGCTCCCGTGTCACTGATTATGATCATTTGTTTCTCTCCTTTCTTCCCCGGCGCCTTTTCGCGCCCGCGGGCGTTTTCCTCGCCACCCATTCTCCTGAATATAAGTATATGTATGTGATACGGGATGTCAAGGGGTAATGTAAAATTTTTTGGGGCCGATCTCATACTTTTTCTGGCGTCCCAATGGATGTACATGGGCCGTAAGTATACCCGTACCCGCAGTAAAAAAAGTATTGACGAGAGGTTGAAATCCTGATATATATGAGATGATCATACGTGCGCCCTGAAGGGCGCATCTTTTTTTGGGGGAGAATAGTCTGCGATCGTCATGGGTGGTGGGGATATGGCGGGGCGCATAGTGGCGAAAGATCGCACGCTAACACGCGCGGGGCAACGGCTGGCAGATGTGTTGCTTGACCCGCGCAGCGAAAACATGACCGCACTGCAGCGAGCCCAGGCAGCCGGCATATCGTTGCGCCGGTATCACGAACTTATGGCGGACCCGGATTTCCAAGCTGCGCTAAAGGCAAAGGCGATAGAAATGCTTATGCCGTCCATTCCGAAGGTACTTGAGGCGGCGAAGCAAACCGCGCAGGAGCCGGGTCGGGACGGATTTAAGGATCGGGAGATGTTGCTTAGACTGGTTCAATGGTACGACCCGAAGAGCACGGTAGAACACACTGGGCCTGGCGGTGAGACATTGAAGATTGTGATAGAAGCGCCGACAAATTACGCTACCGAATAGCGTAGCTACAAAAAATACCCCAAAATGCGGGGATGTAGTAAAAATGGGTTTCGCAGAAGCTATAAAGTGTGAAAGGGTATGGAAGGCCACGGCGAAGCAGGCTATGTTTCTGCTGGCCGAGGAAGACGAAGTGTTCTATGGTGGCGCGGTCGGCGGAGGCAAAACGGATGCGCTACTCATCCATCAATTGAAGCGGCGGCAGGAAATTCCGGGCACGATGGGACTGTTTCTTCGCCGTACCTATCCAGAGTTGGAGATGTCGGTCATCCGGCGAGCGAAGGAATTGCTTCTGCCTACCGGTCAGGTGAAGTGGCAGGAACAGCATAAGCGGTTTATATGGCCGAATGGTAGTGTGCTTCAGTTCGGCTACGCGGAACGGTATGATGATCTCTACCGTTACCAGTCAGCACAATTTGAGGATATCTGTATTGACGAGGCCAGCCAGTTTGCGGAAGATGAATACCTGTTTTTGATGAGCCGTCTTCGTACCACGAGGCCTGGAATTCGGTGTTACATACGATTAGCGAGTAACCCCGGTGGGGTGGGCCACGCTTGGCTGAAGAAGCGTTTTGTAGATGTAGCCCGACTGAAGACTTACTGTGATTCTGAGACAGGGCTGACGCGGCGGTTTATCCCCGCTACGCTTGATGATAATTCATATATCGACGCTGAAGCCTACGAACGTCGTCTATCCGCCATGCCGGAAGATCTACGCCGGATGTTCCGTTACGGAGACTGGGACGTGTTCAGCGGGCAAGTGTTCGGCGAGTTCCGGCACGACATTCACGTTGTGAAGCCGTTTGACATTCCGTCATGGTGGCGCCGCTGGCTCGCGAACGACCCAGGATATGCGGATCACTTCTCCTGGTACTGGTTCGCTGCCGACCAGGATGGGGACGTGTACGTCTACCGAGAATACACGAATGCCGATGGTGAGCGGGTGCCGTATTCGGAGCAGGCCGCGCTGGTAGCGGAGTTAAGCCAGGGAGAGAGCCTCGATTTCTGCGTCACCGGCATGGACGCTTGGACAGCCCATCCCGAAACGGGAAAGTCGATCATTGATTACTACCGCGAGGGTGGCTTGGACGTGGGTTTCATCCAGCCCGTCCATGGGCCGCAAAGTCGAAAGCACCGGGCAGCCACATTGCACGAGTACCTGCGCCCATACATGGATGAGAACACTGGCCGCCAGGTGGCGCGGTTGCGGATATTTGAGACGTGCGCGAAGTTGATTGAAACGCTACCCATGCTCACCGCCGACCGGAACGACCCGGAAGCGGTGGCGAAAAGCGGGCTAGATCACTGGTATGACGCACTTACTTATGGCCTTTGCGCCTGGCACGCTGAGCATTCGCAGGAGCCGCCGCCGCCTAAAACGGTGATTCAGCTACATAAGGAGCGCTTGGCCCGGCATCGAAAAGGACTACTGGTACGGGCGCGACTGACATAAGGAGGGGCAAATGATGGCCGGGATAAAGATGCTAAGGGTGAAAATACCGAAAATAAAGATATCCAGACCAAAGAAACCAAAGAAGCCGCAAGTGCCGCGAATTAAGAAACCAAGACTACCCAAGGCGCCTAGGGTGAGATTCGCATGAAGCGGCTCCAGGCAGTACGGGTGGCAAAGGTGAAAGTCAGGCGCGATATCCCGGCGCACCGGCTGGTGGCGGCGGCACGGGCGGTCGTGGAAGCGAAGCGGACGGCCAGACGCTGGGGTAGAAGTCAGAAGAAAGCTGCCGGGAGGCGGTAGACGTGGCCAGGAAGGCGAATTAGGGTACGGGGTACGAAGGCCAGTGATGCGGCGAAAAATCGAGTCATAAAACGGGCACGGCGCAAGCTGCCGAGGCAGCTGCGTGGAATGTACAAGGAGGAATGGTAAATGGCCGGGAAAAAGAAGACGGCCAAAATCGGGAAAACCCGCACCACAAAGCGCACCGCCGGCAATGGCATGGCCCAGGAAATGCAGCGGCACATGAGGCAGATGGGGCGCATGGGCGTGGGCCGCAGGACCCGGATGCCGATGATGGATATGGGCGAATGAGGTGGTGAGTGATGGCGAAGAAAGAACGTTGGATCCAGCGGGCCATCAAAGCGCCTGGAAGTTTGCGGAAGCAAGCTGCTAAGGAAGGCGCAATCACAAAGCAGGGCACCATATCCAGCACGTGGCTGCAAAAAAAGGCCAGCGGAAGCGGCACCACAGCCAGGCGGGCCAGGCTGGCCATGACCCTGCGGAAACTGGCGAGGAGGAAGAAATAGTGGCGGTAAAACTGTTTCCCTGCGGCTTCGATATTCCGTGTCAGGTGTATGCCTGTTCCCGCCCTGCCCGGTGGTATCTTGGCCGTGACGACGGGCCGGTGAGCCTGTGCATGACGCTGTGTGACACGTGTGCCCGGGAACTGGTTGATAACCTGCCTGCGAAGCTAAAACCTATTAGCGGCGAAGCTGATGTTCAGCCTAGCAGGCAAAGTTACAACTGTCCAAAGTGTGGAAAGGCGTTCGATAATCGGCACGCGATGGCTGTGCATGCAAGGTGGTGCGAGGGCGAGGAAAATGGAACTGCTGTGGCTGAATCTGCTGTGGTTAGCGCTACTGGTAGTGTTTGAGGAACGCTGGCGGGCCGAACGGCGGGATTTGTATTCGCGCCTGATGGCCCGCGACTTAGCTGAGTTTAAAGCGTTCGAAAGTGGAAGCGCCCCGAAAGGGCGCAATTTTGTTACCGTACTAAAAAAGCGCAGCGAGGAGAGGGGGTAATCCCCCATGCTCGAAAGTTTAAAGAGCGCCGTCCGCACCGGGTTGGGCCGGATCGCGGCGAGGCTGAAGCCGGAAGACTACGGTTACCAGGAAGACCTTGTCGCATATGTGAACGAAGAGTGGCGGCGCAGACGGGACGAGCGTAGACCATTCGAGCTTCAGTGGCGCTTGAACATGGCCTTCGTAGACGGGAACCAGTACCTAGATATGGACGTTGCCACTATGGACCTGAGAGAAATTCCCGCTCTGTACCAATGGCAGGAGAGAGAGGTCTTTAACCACGTCGCCCCAATCGTTGAGACCCGCGTGGCCCGTTTGTCCCGCATGCAGCCGACGCTGAAGGTCCGGCCTGCGACCGGCGAACCCGAAGACCTGTCCGGCGCGAAGGTCTGTACTCGCCTCCTGGAGTATGTCCAGCATGAACGGCTGACGCCCGAACAGAAGCAGACGCTGATCCAGTGGGCCGAGGTGTGCGGCACGGCGTTCCTGAAAAACGTATGGAACCCGAAGGCCGGGCGGGTGATCGGTGCGGTTGCCGTGCGGGCCGAACACGAGGGGAAACCACAAGAAGAACCGCCGCAGAAAGAACCAGACGGCAGCGGGCTTGAGGTGGCCGGCAAGCTTATTTCCGAGGTCCTGACACCTGAAGTCGAGGAACCCGTCGCCGTATCAGAAACCGAAGGCGGCACGGTCGCGGCGACCATCCAGCCGGTACACGAGGGCGATGTGGACGTGGTGATTGTACCGCCCTATGAGATATACCCAGATTCGCCCTGGAACCCGACGATTGATGCCTGCCGTAGTATCCTGCACGCCAGAGCCTACCATGTCGAACAAATCTACGAAATATGGGGCGTGCGGGTAGAACCAGAACCAGCGGACAGCTTTGGCCTCCTGAAGACGACCATGGGCCTGGCCGGGCTTGGCTACGGCTTTGGTATGTTTTACCAGTCTACGACCAAGCTGGAAGGATACGCCGTGGTGAAGGAAATGTGGGAACGCCCCAGCCTTCGCTACCCGAACGGTCGGCTTATTGTAGTAGCGAACGACAAGGTCCTGCACGTCGGCCCGCTGCCCTATCAAATTGGTCCTGATGGCACAGTTGACCTGCCTTTTACAAAGTTTGAGAGTATCAGAAGACCAGGTTGCTTCTGGGGCCGTGCCGTGGTGGAACGCCTGATACCGATCCAGCGCCGGTACAATGCCCTGCGGAACCGCAAGGCAGAATATCTTAACAGGTGCGCCATTGGCCAGATGTGGGTCGAGGAAGGCGCCTGCGACCTTGAAGACCTGGAGGAGAATGGTGCCGCCCCAGGCTACATTGTGGTGGTAAAGAAAGGCTTTGCCCCGCCGCAATACTTGCAAAACCCGGCCCTGCCGGCGGCCTTTGAGAACGAGGAAGCGACGCTACTGAACGAATTCACGATCATCAGCGGCGTTTCGGAAATAGCGCGGCACTCGCAGGCACCGCCGGGCGTGAAGTCCGGTGTTGCCCTGTCGATAGCCATCGAGCAAGATGATACCCGCATCAGTCACACCGTGGCCAACATGGAACAGGCTCTGGTGAAGGCCGGCAAGCAATGGCTCAGGCTTTACCGGCAATTCGCCACAGGCACCAGGCTTTTACGGACGGTGGGCGCCGACCTGGAAGTGGAACTTACCGAATGGGACGCTTCCGACATACGTTCCGATGACGTGGTGATCGAAACCAGCGCCATGTTGGCCCAGTCCCCGGCCCAACGGATGCAGATGATCTTTGACTTGATGCAGGCTGGTTTCTTTAACGATCCAGAAACCGGCAGGCTTTCCCGTGAAGGTCGCGCCAAGGTATTGGAGCTTCTCCAATTCGGTCACTGGGAATTCGGCGTTGATGATACCGAACGTATGCACGTGGCCAGGGCCGAGAAGGAAAATCGGCACATGGTGCAGGGTATGGCGGTACAGGTGGATGATTTTGATAACGACACATTACATCTGGCGAGACATCTGCGTTATCGCTTGACCGAAGATTATGAGCAGATTAATCAGAGGTCGGGTGGTGTAGTTGACGCGATATTCAAGCAGCATATTGTGGCACATATACAGCGAGTAATGGCGGCCATGCAACCGCCGCAGCAAGGAGGGATAATGGGTGGAGGAAAACAAGCAGCCAACGCTTGAAGAATTTTTGAATGACCTTGACGCGAAAATGGACCTGCAGGTGCAGGAAACGCCGCAGGAACAGCAAGATGAAACCCGGCAGGAAGCACAACCCCAGGAGCAGCCCGAACAGCAAGCGCAAGCATCCCAGGAGACCCGGGAGGAAAAACCCGGGTCTCCGATTCTGG